CAGGCAAGCCCTCAGTGAGTCTGTCGGCTTTCAATACCGGTTCTCACCACTTTGTGTGGTCGCTGACGGTCGGCGTTACGACCGGCTACTCCTCGGAGGAACCCCAATGTCTACGACCCGCGGTCCGATCCCTACGGGCAACGCTCGTCGCCGCAATGCACCGACGATCCCGACCGACAATTTGCCGACCGAAGGCACCGAGATCGAGCCGCCGGAGACGGTGGAGGCTCTCGACGGGGTTGCTCTCCGGTACTACTTGTGGGCATGGTCGACGCCCGCTGCGGCGGCGTGGCATCCCTCGGATGCTGAGATCGTGGCTGATTGGGCTCGCCTCAAGGCGCTGGTAGCGAAGTATCAGATGGGCGAGGTTTTGAAGTTCGGCAAGGATGGCGAGTCGTACCCTGCCGAGTTGCCGTCAGCGATTCTGTCGCAGTTGACCGCTCGTGAGGATCGTTTGTATCTGTCGCCGATCGCGCGCAAGCGGGGCAGGACGCAGATCACGGCGACGAAGGCCGAGACGGCGACTGACGGTTCGGTGGCTGACAACGTGGTGACGCCGGATCGCTGGAAGCGTTCGACGGCCTGATGTTCGTGCCTCGCTGGGCGGGGCAGGTGTGCTCGCTCGGCTACCAGTCCGGCCCGCTGATCGAGCAGGATCTCGGCATCACGCTGACCGGCGAGCAACAGGATCGCCTGATCTCCTACTACCAGCTCGATCCGGTTTCTGGGCGGCGTCTAGTGCGTCGTGCTGCGTTGCGTCGGCCGAAGGGTGCAGGCAAGTCTCCAGAAGCTGCGTACTGCGGCTACAACGAGCTGGTTGGCCCGGTCGTATTCGGTGGCTTCGTCGATGGTCAGCCTGTCGGGCGTTCCCATCACGATCCGTGGGTGCAGTTCGCGGCGGTCTCCGAAGATCAGACGGACAACGTGCTCGTCTGGCTGTTCGACACGTTGAACGATCGCCCTGAGACGTGTTCCGAGCGAGGAATCAACCTCGGTCGTACACGCATGTATCTGAACGGCCGTGCAGGGCGTCTCGAGCCGGTGACTGCTGCTGCGGGTTCCCGTGAGGGCCAGCGGATCACGTTCGCCGGCCTGGATCAAACGGAGTCGTGGTTCAAGGCGAACGGTGGCGTGAAGCTGGCGGGGGTGTTGCAGCGCAACGCTGCGAAGATGTCCGGCTGGACGTTGGAGTTGCAGAATGCTCCCGAGCTCGGTGACGAGTCGGTGGCAGATTTGACGGCTGAGGCTGCGAAGAAGCGGGCTGTCGGTGTTCTGTTCGACACGCGCGAGCCTCCGGGCCATGAGTCGATCGACATGTCGTCGGCTGATGAGCTTCTGCCGGCGTTGCAGTTCGCGTATGGCGAGTCGGCGGCATGGGTGGATCTCGATCGACTCGTCGAAGAGATCCTCGACCCGGCGACCGATCCGAGCGACGCGAAGCGGTACTACCTCAACGTGGCGGCTCCGTCGTCCGATTGGGCATTCGATCATCTCAAGTTCAAGGCGCTGTCTGGTGAAGTTCCGAAGCACGGCCGTCTGGTGGTGGCTGGTTTCGACGGTTCCCGCACTGATGACGCGACGGCGATCGTGGCGTGTGATGTGTTGTCCGGATCGATGTGGGTGGCTGGTTGCTGGGAGCGTCCCGAGCGAGCCGGGGACGATTACGAGCACCCCGTCGACGAGGTCAATGCTGCGATGGAAGGTCTGTTCGCCGAGTACGACGTGTGGCGCGTGTATTGCGACCCCCCTTACTGGGAGACGACGATCGCTGATTGGTCAGGTCGTTTGCGTGGTTCGGATCGCAAGCCCGCGGTGGTGAACTGGTGGACTAACCGGTGGAAGCCGATTGGTTCGGCGTGCAAGGCGTTTGCCACTGCGATCAGGGCCGGGGAAGTCAATCCGGTGCATTCGGACGAGGACGACGTGCTGACTCGCCATGTGTGCAACGCGGTCAAGCGTCGGATCTCCGCTCGTGATGAGTCTGGTGCTCAGTTGTGGACGATGTCGAAGCCGGCGCCGGGTCGAAAGATCGATGCTGCGATGGCTGCTGTGTTGGCGTGGGAAGCGCGCACTGATGCGATGGCGGCAGGCGTGAAGTCGACGCCAAGAGCGAAAGCGGCGTTCTTGTGAGTCGAAGATCGGAAGGAGGTCCCGGATGAGTCCAGAACAATGGCGCGACCTCCTCGCCTCCGAACTGATGAAGCGTTGCAGTCGCGTCGAGATGCTGGAGAACTACTACAACGGCGACCATCCGACTCCCGAGCCACCAAAACGGTTGACTCCGTCGGCGTTCAACGAAGCGCGCAAGGCGTATTCGGCGCTCATGAAGATGGGTGTCACGAACTGGGTGAAACTTGTTGCCGATGCACCATCGGAGCGTTTGGAGCCTGTCGGGTTCCGATTCTCCACGTCGGCTGGCGATGGTGCCGATCAGCGCGCCTGGGACTTGTGGCAGCGATCCAACCTCGACGCTGCGAGCGCACTGGTTCACGACAACGCGTTGCAGACCGGTCAGTCGTTCGTGATGGTGAACCCGGCGACTGGCGAGGTCACAGGCGAGCATTCCGGTCAGATGATCGTTGCGTACGAGTCGGGCACGAACGTACCGGTCGCTGCGCTCAAGATGTGGTTCGAGGATGCCGCCGCGCAGATGTCGACGCTCTACACGACGTCGAACGTCTACAAGTGGGAACGAAAGAACGTCGGCGCCAACTGGTTTGCTCGCGGTTCCGTGATGTCTCACAGCCTCGGTGCGCTGCCGGTGGTCGAGTTCGCTGCCAACAAATCGTTGAAGCCTCGCCCATTTGGCGGCGGTGTCGGCGAGTTCGAGACGGTGCTGACGATTCAGGACCGGATCAACAAGACGATCTTCGATCGGCTGGTGACGGCTGAGTTCCAGGCGTTCCGTCAACGCTGGATCGTCGGCTGGTCTCCGGAGGTCGACGAAGAGACCGGGCTACCAAAGGCCGAGGCACTCCAGAAGGCGTCCCAGTCGATGTTGTGGACGTTCGAAGGCGACCCGCAGGACATCAAGGTCGGTGAGTTCGCGCAGGCCGATTTCGGGGCGTTCATCAAAGCGACTGAGGCCGACGTGAACGCGATGGCAGCAATCTCGAAGACGCCGCCACACTACCTGCTCGGCGCGATGATCAACATCTCGGGCGACGCACTCACAGCAGCCGAGTCCGGTCTGTCGGCGAAGACCCGCAAACACGCCCGCAACTTCGGAGATTCCTGGGAGCAGGTCATCCGCCTGTCTGCTCGGGCCGTCAATGAGATCGGGATTGCCGAAGACATGAGTTCGCAGCTGATCTGGGGCGACATTGAGCATCGGACGTGGGGTGAACAGGTCGACGCCGTGCTGAAGATGCAGGCGCTCAAAGTGCCTCAGACCGCACTGTGGGAACGCTTGCCGGACGTGACGCCGCAGGACATCGAGCGCTGGCTCGCCGACGCCGCGGTGCAGGCATTGCTTTCGGCTACCGAACCGCCTGATATTGATGTTGACGACGACGCAGCAGCGTGAGCTGCAACGCCGCTATGCGCGCCGTGTGGCGAACCTGAGCGACGCAGGCGGCATCGTGGTTCAAAGAGCGTGGGGCCGTCTCCGCACTCTCGACGAAACAGGCGTGCCGCTGCTGCAAGCGCTGTCGAAGCCACAACTCGAGTTGGTTGCCAGGGAAGCCGCAGCGACGACCGGCGCATACGTCGGACTGCTCACCGAGCAGCGGGTCGCAGCGGCGGTGACGATCGACCCGAACTATCGGGGGCCGTTCACGGCGGCATGGAAGTCGCTGGGCGCGCACGCCGATCACAAGATGGCTGTCGAGTCCGGTTCCGCTGCTGCTCGACTGCTCGGTCACCGGACGGTCATGAGCGCAGCGCGACGTGCCGGTGATTCGATTCGTTCGTCGTCGATCTCTGGATGGCGTCGGGTGCTGAACGGCGAAACGTGCCCGTGGTGTACGGCCAGGGCAGCAGAGACCTACGCAACGGCGCAAGCCGCTGACATAGGGCATGACGGATGCGATTGCTCCGTGGTGCCGATCACGCGCTGAACGCCTGGCGCTTCTCAGGCGGTTACTCCTTTGGAGGTCGGTCATGGTGCCGGAAGAAAAAAAAGACGACGGCTCGCAAGAGTCCGTCGATGATCAAGCCGGTATGACCGGCGCAGGCGACAAGACGTTCACGCAAGCCGATCTGGACCGAGTGGTGCAGGATCGGCTGAGTCGGGAACGTCAGAAGTTCGCCGATTACGACGACGTGAAGGCGAAAGCCTCGCGTTTCGACGAGCTGGAGGCTGCGAACGCCACTGAGCTCGAAAAGGCACAGGCACGCGCCGACGCAGCCGAGAAAGCTGCCGCCGACGCATTGCAGAGGGTGAAGGAATCGACGCTCGAATCGAAACTGACCGCAGCCGCGACGGCAGCGGGCGCAGTCGACGTTGATGCGGTTCTGAAACTCATCGATCACAGCGCAGTGACAGTTGGCGACGACGGCCAGGTCACGGGTGCGGTAGAAGCGGTGAAGGCTCTCCTGGAGTCCAAGCCGTACCTCGTCGGCAAAAGCCAGGAATCGAACGCTGATTTCGATGCCGGTTCTCGCGGAAGCGACGCCGTCAAACAGATCAAGCGTGAGTCCTTGGCATCGATGACCCCTGAGCAGATCGACGAGGCCCGCAAGAGCGGCGCACTCAACGACCTCATGGGCATCGGCACTCCATAACCCCCTGAACCAACCCCCTGAACCAACCCCCTGAACCAAAGGAACCTTCATGCCCATCTCATTCATCCCCGAAATCTGGTCGGCGTCGATCCTCTCCAGCCTGAAGAAGAACCTCGTGTTCGCTCAGGCCGGCGTCGTCAACCGCAACTACGAAGGCGACATCTCGCAGATGGGTGACACCGTCCGCATCCGATCGATGGGCCGTCCCACGATCGGCGACTACGTCAAGAACGTCACGGACATCACGCCTGAGACGCTGACCGACGCCGAGCGCTCCCTGCTCATCGACCAGGCGAAGTACTTCTCCTTCGAACTCGACGACATCGACGCTGCGCAGGCGCCGGGTGGCGAACTCGAAGGGTCGCTCATGGAGGCCACCTACGCGCTGCGTGACGTCGCTGACCAGTTCGTCGCAGCGAAGTACGTCGACGCCCAGGTCGCCAACCGCATCGGCACTGTGTCGGTGACGTCCGCCGACTTGGCGTACACGCAGATCCGGCGCCTTTCGGTCGTGCTCGACGAGGCCGACGTGCCCAGCGAGGGCCGCTACGTCATCGTGCCGCCGTGGTACTACGGCCTCCTGCTGGAGAACGCCAAGTTCGTGACGGTCAACCAGTCCGGCACGTCGGACGGTCTCCGCAACGGCATGGTCGGCAACGTCCTCGGCTTCGACGTGCTCAAGTCGAACAACGTCATCAACGTGACTGGCGATGACTACGCAGTGATGGCGGGCCACCCGTCGGCGATCACGTACGCAGAGCAGATCGTCAAGGTCGAGAACTACCGGCCCGAGTCGGCGTTCTCCCACGCGATCAAGGGCCTTCACGTATACGGCGCCAAAACCGTTCGGCCGGACAGCCTCGCCACCGTCGTCGCCTCCATCACCTGATCGCCCAACAAGGCAACCCCAGCCCCCGGTGACGTTCCGCGCCGCCGGGGCTGACACCCAACATCAACAACGCACAAAAGGAGCCACCACATGGCACGCACAGCAGTTCCCATTGTCACGCTGAGCCAGTCCGGCGCAGCAACCAACGCAGGCACGACCGCCGACCCGACGAACGATCACGTCGTCGATCTCGCGGGCGCCCCGCTCGATCAGATCGCGTTCCGATTCACCAACACCAACGGCACCGAGCGTGTCGCCACCATCGTTGCCGGTGATTCCCCCCCGGCGCTTTCGGCAGGTCTCGGCAACCTCGACATCACCGTCCCGGCAACGTCCGGCGACTTCACGGTCGCCGGTCTCGAGTCGGCTCGCTTCCTCCAGTCGGATGGGACGATTCACATCGACCTCGCTGCCTCGTACGCGGGTGCCGTTCGCGCCTTCCGCCTGCCGTGAGCATGAGCGAACCGGAAACGGTGTTCCTGCTGGATTCGTCGGGCGTCGTCCAGAAGGTCGATGTCCCGACGAATCCGCACGCACTCAAGCGTCACGACGCTCAGATCGAGGGCGGGCAGTTCCGTGTCGTGTCGGAATCCGACGTTGAGGAGCAGCCGACCCGTCACGGCGGTGTCGTCTTGGTGATGAAGTCTGGTGTCGTCGTCGGCGGGCCCGCCGAGGAAATCAAGAAGGCCCGCGAAGCCAACGCAGACGACGACTGATAGAGGGGGTGAGACGTGGACAACGCAACCGCAAGAACACGCATCGAGTCGATGACCGACGCGGCATCCGATCCAGTTCTCACCTCGTCAGAACTCGACGACCTGGTCAACATCGCGAAGCGGGTCGACGCCGCAGGCAACCCCATCACGAACGTGGCGACAGCGACGCCATGGTCGGCATCAACGACGTTCCGAGTGAACGAGGTCGTGACACCCGATCCGGCTGATGGCCGCTACTGGATGTGTACGGTTCCTGGACTCTCGGCTGAAACCCAGCCGGAGTGGCCTGATCGTGCCGGTTGGATCAGTGGCATGGCGATCGTCGTCGACAACGATGTCGAATGGCTCGACGTGGGCACCACTTGGACGCCGACGTTCGATCTGAACGCTGCCGCTGCTGCTGGATGGGCGTTGAAAGCGGGCAAGGCTGCCGGTCGGTTCTCATTCACGACTGACGGGCAAACATTCCAGCGCGGACAGGTCATCTCGGCCTGTCACAAGATGGAGCGCATGTACCGTCGCCGTATTGGTCGGATCGATTGATGCTGAACGCTCTCGAACTCGACGCAATGCGGGAAACGTCGGAGTCTGCCCTCCCGGACACGGGCACGGTGACGCGCCCCGCGGTGTCTGATGGCGGCACCCTGAACGCTGCGACCGGTGTGTTCACTCCTGCGGCTGCGACCACGATCTACACCGGCTTGATGCGGGTGCGACCGCCGACCGCCACCGAGGTCGACGCCCTATTCGGCGACACGCAGGTTTCCCAGCAGCGGTACATGGCGACGTTGCCGTGGAGTGCGACCGGTATCGCCGTCGATGACCGGCTCGCCGTGACCGCCGGGTCAGATCCTGACATTCTGGATACAGAGTTCCGTGTGACTGTGATTTCGGTCGGTTCATTCCACATCGACCGTCGACTGGGGCTGGAGGTCGTCGAATGACCGTCAGCGTCGATGTCTCGGATCTCGGTGTTCTGGCCGACAAGTTGATCGCTGCTGGAGATGATGCGTCAAAGGAGACCATCAAGCTCGTGACAGCGAACACGAAGATCGTCGAGGCCGCTGCTCGCGCGAACGCTCAGGCACGCCGCCACACGGGCGAACTGGCCGGCTCGGTCACGTCGAAGGTCTACGGCTTCACTGGCGAAGTGTCGGCCGAGCCTCGGCAGGCATGGTTCCTGGAGTACGGCTCCCCGAAGACGGGCCCGCCTGATCCGTGGATGTCGGGCCCAGCCGCTCGGGCGCAGGTGGCGATCATCGAGAGTTTGTCCGATTTCGCTGGTCGGCTGCTGTGACCGCTAACCATGTTGGGCGTCTCGTCACGAACGGAATCATCGCCAACCTCGTCGCCGACAGTTTGATTGTCGGCGACGGTGAGAAACCCGCCTCGGGTGCCGGATGGTCGGGCACTCCTGGCCAGTCGCCCTACATCGGCTACGTCGTGGTGCATCCGCTGTCGGGTGGTATCACGGACGGCCCGATCGATGGGCCAGACAACGACGGATATCCGATCTATCAACTCTCGACGTACGGCGCTACTCGCGCCCAGTGCGAGAACGTGCAGGATTTGGCGCGTGTCGTGATGTTGCAAGTTCCGATTGTCGTGCTCGGTCGTTCGGTCGCTCATGTGCGAATCGACATGCTCGGCGGATCTCGTCGGGTCGATGAGATTCAGCCGCCCGAGTGGCAGGGCGTCGAAAGATTCCGTGTCACCACCACGCCCGCCTGAGCGAGCACCTACAACTCAACACCCCGACAGGCGTCGGCCATCAGGTCACCAGCATCAGAGAGTCGTTGCACGACAGTCGAGCGCTGGCATCCCCCGACTCACCATCACTGCTGCACCCGGCGGCGAAACAGATCACCCCGACCAAACACACAACGAGTCGCTTCATGCGCTCACAGTACCGAAGGAGCGCCCAATGGCCGAACTCACACACCCCGAACTCGATCAGACCGTCACCGTTCCCGACCGGTCCGTTCCGGCACTCAAGCGAAGTGGATGGGTGGAGAAGTCCACCACATCGACCCGCTCACAGTCTCGCACTGCCACCAAGAAGGTGACAGGCGACAAACCCGCCCCCGAGGGGGCATCCACCACCCCCAATGAAGGAGCAACATCATGAGCCGCACCGTCTACGAAGGCAACGTCAAGGTCTACTACGTCCCGACCGTCGCCGCCGCTGCCACCCCGACCGTCGCTGAAGCGATCACGGCAGGGACCGCACTCACACCGTTCATCACAAAGGACGGCGTGTCTGTCCCGAACGGCCAGAACATGGTCGATTCGGCCACCATCGAGGACACCTATGACGCTCAGCGCGTCGGTTCGTGGGGCGGTGGACCGCTCGTTCTCACGATGTTCCGCGACGACACCGACGAGACCGACAGCTTCGAGCTGATCACCTACGGTCTCGAGGGATATCTGATGATCTCCAGGTTCGGGACGCCGGCCGCGACTGACGTCGTGGAGATGTGGCCGATCGAGGCTCATCAGCCGACACTCATGCAGTCGGCAGCGAATGAGATGCAGAAGTTCTCCGCAGCGTTCGCTGTGACCGCGACCCCGCTGTTCGATGCGGTGTTGACGGCCTGATGTCGGAGCAAGGGGGCGACATGTCGGCAATCGACGAGCTGCTGGCCGAGGTCGAAGATCCTGCGTACAAGGTCACGAAGACCTCTCGCATTCTCATCGGCAAGGCCACAGCGCTGCTCGAAGAACACGCCGAAGCAGAAGAAGCGCTGTCGCAGGCGATCGCTGATGACGCGCGAGAGAATCGCGATCCTCAAGCGACCGCCTGCGCTCAGCGTGTTCTTGATTTGGAAGAACAGATCGAAGCGGCGAAACGCTCGTTTCGGTTCGTGGCGATCGGTCGGCGTGCGTGGGCTGACCTCGTTGCGAAGCATCCGCCGTCAAAAGACGATGTGAAGCGGGACGCGCGCGCCGACATCAACTCGGCGACGTTTCCGGTAGCCGCGGTCGCTGCGTCGTGTGTCGAGCCGAGCATGACGCTGGGCGCCGCAATGCGGCTCGAAGCGGCACTCAATGACACGCAATGGCAGCAGTTGTGGAACGACTGCCTGGAAGCGAATCTGGGTGGTTTCAAAGCCCCAAAATCGGCGCTCGCTGGCACGATTCTTCGGGCGAGCGAGCAATTCGCGACTACTGCTGCGATCGGGGAATCCCTCGATCAGTCTTCCTCGGCCGAGTAGTCGAAGCCAGCGAGCCGCAGTGGCTCGAGGAGGACATCGACGCGGCGCTCGAATGGCAAGAGTTCCAGTCGATGCTGTGCCCTGGTTGTGGTCGCCCGAAATGGGAGTGCTTCGACCCGCGCAGCGAGGGCACGTACGACGTGGAGACGCTGCGGTGTCACGCGTGTGCGACGCGTGACCGCAAGTCGCAGCTGGTGTCGAGTGATGAGCACGCTGATTCTGCGGGGATGTTCTTCGCGATCACCCGAAGCGACGACCGAGAGGATGACTGATGTCTGAGCGCAGCTATTCGGTTCGTCTTCTCGCCAACGTCCAACAATATGTAGCCAAGATGCAAGAGGCGGGTCGGGCGACCTCGTCGTTCTCGAAGGACGCCGAGAAGGACTTCGAGCAAGTTGGCGCAAAGATGCAGGACGTCGGCGGGAAGATGACCCGTCGAATCTCGTTGCCGCTCGCTGCTCTGGCCGCTGGTTCCGTTGCGGCGTCGGTGCAGTGGGAGTCGTCGTGGGCTGGCGTCACAAAGACAGTCGACGGCACTGCGGGACAGTTGGAGCGGTTGCAGACAGATCTCCGCAACATGGCGAAGGAACTCCCAGCGACGCACACGGAGATCGCTGCGGTCGCTGAGGCGGCAGGACAACTCGGCGTCGGCGTCGATGACGTTGCAGCGTTCACCCGGGTGATGATCGATCTCGGTGAGACGACAAACCTGAGCGCGACCGAAGCGGCAACTTCGCTGGCCCGGTTCTCGAACATCATGGGTTCGTCTGGTGACGATGTGTCCCGCATGGGTTCCACGATCGTCGAACTCGGCAACAATTCGGCAACGACCGAGGCTGAGATTCTGGGCATGGCGACCCGGCTCGCTGCTGCGGGCAAGATCGCCGGCCTGTCGGAGGCCGACGTGTTCGCGTTCGCTTCGACGCTCACTTCGGTCGGTGTCGAAGCTGAAGCCGGCGGCACGGCACTGTCGAAGGTGTTCACCGCGATCCGTGACGCCGTGTTGACTGGCAGCGAAGAACTGGATGTGTTCGCTGAAGTGGCAGGGACGACTGCTGCAGAGTTCGCCACGTCGTTCGAGAATGATCCGGCGCTGGCGATTGCGTCGTTCATCGAAGGTCTCGGCAGCATGAACGCTGCGGGCGAGTCGACTTCGGGTGTGTTC